AGGAACACCAAACTCGGCAATGTCTCCCACGGTAATCTGGTTCAATGTCGCCGCTGCATGCAGATGACGCAGCTGCGCAATGCAAGCTTCGTAAGCACGCAGCGCACGCGTCGCTCTGCGTTCAATGTCCCAGCCCAAACCACGGCCCTCTTCGGCGATCAGCCGGTGCAAACCCTCAACGTCCATTGTCGTACTCCTTCACCTTCAAAACTTGCTTCGTAAGCGGTGCGCCATTGACAGTGGCGCTCTCTATGCCTTCTGGCCCATGAGTCACCTTCACAAGGTACCCCCTGCGGGCCCAGTACTCCGCGATGACGCGGGATAATCTTTCGTTCTTGGTCACAGGCAACCTCCTTGCTTGTGAGGTCACCTTATCACCGATGATCGCAAAAGCAACCACTCTTGTATCTTTTTTTGCGCATCCGCCAAGCCATGACCAACAATGACCGTGTGGCCAATGCTGGCAAGATAGGCATGCCAATCAGCCTGCGCCGCTGACACGACCCCGCCATCGGCGCGCTTCATCTCGACCCACAAGCACCAAGCGGGAACGAAAAGGTCAGGTACGCCAGCACTAACGCCTTCGACCTTGAGCCTGGCGCCCGTCGTGCGGCTGCGCGCCTCGCCATTGGGAATGGCAAAGATCCGCACTGGTTTGTGGGTCTGGCGAAACCAGCTCACGAACTCGCGTTGCTCGACATGCTCAGAACGCGCGGCGACTTTGCGCCCATTGGCGACTGATGACCCGGAAGAAGCGGTTTTCTTGGCGGTATGTGATCGACGTTGGCGAGGGGGCGCTTTGTAGCTCCTCATAAACCTGATCTCCGTTGTGGCCTGTCGATATGCCTAAAGCGCCTAGGATTGTTTTCAGCTTTTCCCAAGCGCGATAAGACGCCGCCCCGCCATGCCACACGGTGAAATACTCAGTTACAATAGGGTCAGTGTAGCTCGCGGGATAGTACCGCACCCGCAACATGTCCTGCCCATTGTTATGGATGTCCCATCGCCAGCTGGCGACTTTTATCTCACGGCCTAAAGCCGCCTCATCCGACATGACCGGCGCAATCTTAAGCGTCAGATCCGCAGGCTTAGGCGGCGGAAACTTGAACCCGCATTTGGGACATTCCCTCACTGCCGTGTGGCATAGCGTAAAGCATACCGGGCAGGCCTTGACCGGCGCTTCACCGCCTTCTGTCTTCTTGGGCCGCTTGACGACCGGATCATCGAAAAAGCCATGCGTGTAGGTCAGCCCGGCAAAGTCCAGAACCAGGCAGTAATCCGTGTTGTCCTTCAATCTGGTCCCGCGCCCCAGCATCTGCACATAGAGCGAGGTTGAAAGGGTGGGGCGGCAGCAGGCGATCACGTCCACGTTGGGCGCGTCAAAGCCAGTTGTTAGCACGTTGGCGTTTGTCAGCGCTTTGATCTTGCGAGCCTTAAACGCGCGGATAATGTTTTCGCGTTCTTCGGCTGGCGTAGTCCCCACAATCGTTTCCGCGATCACGCCTTTTTCCCGCAGCGCATCCCGCATTGCAAAGGCATGGCTGACGCCAATACAGAACACTAGCCAGCTTTGGCGTTGATATGCCTTTTCGACAATTTCATCGGCGACAGACTTGTTCAGCGCCTGCGTGTTAACCGCCGCGTCAAGATCCGCCTCAACATATTCCCCGCCTTTCTTCTTAACCCCCGCCAAGTCAAACTGCGTGGCCGTAGCCAGCGAGCGCAAGGGCGCAAGGTAGCCCTGCTTCACCAAATCCATCACTCCGATCGGCTCAATCAGATCCGTGAAGAGCGCAGGCGCATCCGTGATGTAACCATGGCCCAGCCGGTAAGGCGTGGCTGTTAAGCCAATCACTTTGAGGTCTGGCGTCCTAGCCGTCAGCTGCGCGATCAACCGCCGATAATGGCCATCCGCCGTGTGGCTGATGCGGTGGGCCTCATCGATAATCACGATATCCACCCGGCCAAGCAGGTCCACCTTTTTAGCGACACTCTGAATGCCAGCGAACGTGATCGACTGCCCCGCGTCCCGTTGCCTAAGCCCCGCCGAATAGACGCCCAGCGGCGCATCTGGCCAGTGCTGGCGCATTTTCTCGGCGTTCTGCTCGATCAACTCCTTGACGTGAGTAAGCATGAGAATGCGCTGATCGGGGTAGGCCATCACCACCAACCGACAAAACTCGGCGATGATGTGGCTCTTCCCCGCGCCCGTCGGCAGCACCAAGCAAGGGTGGCCTTCGTGGTGCTGGAAGTACTCAAACAGCATGTCCAGCGCGCGTTGTTGATACTCTCTAAGCATTGGTCATCCTCCAGATCAGAACGGCACCCAATGCTTGTCAATCAACTCCCGCGACGACACATGGCCATCGCCGTTCATGACCTTCTGGCCGTCGATCATGTAAACCCCAGTCACCCCGTCTGGACTGTCGAGCATTGTCCACGGCGTCAGGTCCGGGTGCAGAACATGCTTAGGGCAACCCTCAATTTGCGCTTCAACGGGGATCTCTGAATCCCACACCGCGCAGTGGCTTGTGCCATCTGTCCGCGCCGTGTAGTGCGCGCATGTGCGGCAATTAACCTCTTTCGTCAGCCCAGACACGTGGCAAAAGTGAAAGCCAGGGCACGTCTTGCATTGCCACCAAGCCGCGCTGGCCTGGTACATAGGCTCAGGCATATGATCGGAGCAGGACACCCTTAGGCCCCGCGCAATGGCGTTCTCTGCCACTAGTCGATCATAGTTCACGCGCTCGAAATAGTAACGGTCATCGTCCTTGCAGATCGCCACATAGAGAGCCCTCTTCAAGCCCGTCGCGTGCATGTAGACCTGCATCTGCACGTAGTGCTCTGGCTTGGACGTCTCGACGCCTTCTTTCGTCAGCGTGGTAAAGCTCGCCTTGTTGTGCGTCTTAAACTCGGCCACATGCTGCTTCGTTGGGGCCTCAGGCACGCCAAGAACAATGGCGTCAATGGTCCCCGCAACGTGACCCTCAATCGCCACCCGCGCCTGCTCCGACACAATCTCAATCCCCGCCATTTGGAGATCCTTAAGGATCGTCTCTTCCTCGCGTTGGCCGCGCCGAAAGATCCGCAACACACGCCCTTCAAAGCTGCGTGGTGCGGCCCAGCGAAAGCTAAGCCAAAGCCATCGGTCGCAGGGGTGGCCAAGCAAGGACGCCCCAAGATGGGGGCGAGGCTCGCGCCCCGCCTCCTCTTGTTGATGGGCCTTGTCAATCAGCGCCGCCAGATCATTCTGGGCTTCGGGAAGGGCGCTCATGACCGCTTCTTCCATGGCGGGGTTTGGCCTGACAGAGCTTGGGTTGTCGCCGCGCCGGGTTGTGCAGACGGCTGTGCGGCGGACTGTGCGCCAGACTGTGCGGCCGACGATTGCGCGCTAAACCCACTGGCCCGCGCCTCAAGGGCCTTCCATCCCTTGACATCATTGCTGGCCTTGTACTGCCCATCGGCAGGGCGGATCTCCAGCTTGATTTCGCACGTCCCGCCGATCAGTTGATCGGTATCGGAAATGCGCTCCAGCCCGATCGCCATCATGAGCTGGCCCAGCTGCTGGCGGCCAATCTGCTCGGCTTTGGCCGATGGATTGGAGATATTGAGGTTGCCATAGATCACCCGGCCTTGGTGCGTCGGGCCGATGATGTCGTAACGCACTGCCAAATATTGGCCCGTGTTGGCCTTGTTGGGCCGGGCCTCAACCGCCGCCACCCGCGCTTGATACCAACCAGGGGGCAGAGGATCGTAAGATGTCTCGATCATTTCAGGCAGGTCATCGAGGGAAAAGTCCAGTTTCATCGTGGTCTCCTTAAAAGTCTGTGCGAATTAAAAGTCTGCGCGGATGGTAAAGGTTGGTCGACCTGGCGTGATGGTGATCGCCGGGAGCAGGGGTTTCGTGATCTTGGATGCAGCGGCGTCCCAGATTTTTCTGTTCACCTCAGGCTTCCAACGAAACAGCGTCGGAAGATAATCGGTCAGACCATTGGCCTCGGCCAAAGCCTGCAGCTTGTCACCGTCGATCTTCCAGTTGTCGCGCTCGGCGATGCGCACCGTGTAACCGGCCCATTCAGTCTGGCCTTTGGCGACCATGGCGTCTTCGATCTTCCGCCGCTTTTCGATCGCAGCCGTTTCGGCTTCTTTGGCTTCAAGCCATTCGGCGGCGAGGTTCACGACGCACCCCCTTGTATCTTCGTAATAATCTGCCCCAAATCAGCCGGTTCCCACGGTGCAAGCTGGCCAGAGCGATCTTTGGCCAGCCACAGCCCGTCGCTGTCGCACATCAGCGCCCGCTGCGGCACGCCTTCAGCGTCGCGTTCCACACGCAGCGCCAGCACCTCATCAAAGAAGTAGGGCAAAGCTTGGCCGGTCTTGTTGCCGGGCATGCTAGGGCTGTACAGCATGCGGCCCATCTCATCGGCTTGCTTCTCAAGCTTGGCCGTCATGTAAACGTGCTTGCCGGGTAGATCGCGGAAAGCGCGGATCACTTCGGTCATGGTGTCCTGCATGGCGCCATAGGCTTGGCGCGGGTCTTTGGCCACGCGCTTTTCGGCATTCAGCACCACTTCAGCGATCTCGCTGATCGAGTCGATGGCCACGGACTGGAAGTCTTGATCCGATTGCAGCCATGCCAAGGCCTCCCTGAGATCATTCATGTTGCCGATCTCAAGGTAGGGCAGGTCAGCGCCAGCCACTGACAGCAACCCGCCTTCCGCTGATAGGGTAACGGGGTTTGGCAGGGTGGGGATGAGCGACGTCTTGCCAGCGCCTGCTTGTCCGTAAACAAGCAGCTTCACGCCATCACGGGCAATCGCGCCCGTGCGTTTGAGGGTAATAGCCATAATCTTTGGTCTTTCGTTTGCCCCTTCGGCCAATCCGGTCGGGCAAAGCGACCTTGCGTGTGTTGACCAATTATGTCAACAGCAATGCGCAAAAAAATTATCAGGAGCGATTACATGCAGACCATTGAAGGCATCCGAAAACAGC